GCATCAGTCTGCATTTGTTGCAATTCACGTTGCGAAGCTAGTTTTTCTTGCTGACTGGTGCGCTGATCTTGCATTCGCATTTGCAACTCTTGAGCGCGTGCATCCCTTTGAGCTTGAGCTTCTTGCTGCCTAAACAATCGTGCATCTTCGCGCTCTTGTTTTTGAGCCTCAATCTGTGGGAGTTGTATCATTCCTTGCTGCCCCATTTGACGCAAGTCTGGCGATTGCATTAGTGCGCCATAAGCGGCCTCCATGTTAGGAGCTTGTGCAGGCATTACAGGGCCTACGCCATCTTGAGGCGCATTTGCTGGCGTGCCTTTAGAATTACGCAAAAATTCAGCAAGCGCTTTATTTGTGCTTTCTGTGCGCTGCTGCATTACATCTTTAATTTCTTGGTCTGCGCTTTCTGCATCTTTTTTGCCAGAGTACATGCGCAATCCCTGAATTAAAGAATCGGAGATCGAAGGCTTGATATAAACACCACCAACCATTTGTCCTTGTGGCGTTTGAAAACTTTGCAATGCATCTTGCCCAGCTTTGCGTTTTGCTAATGCATTTTGTAAGCGTAGATCAAATTCGTTCATATTTCACCTTAAAACGAGCGACCTAACCCAGAGCCTATTTGAGCGCCCATCATTGCGCCTTGCGGCCCTCCGTACAAGCCTCCTAAAACACCGCCACCAATTCCAAACAAGCCACTCATCATATTACTGCTGCCTGCTTGATTTGCGTTATAGTTGTTTAGCTGTGCGCCATAGTTTGCTTGCGCTGCGCCCAAATAATCAGCGCCTTGCGTCGGGTTTTGCATGGCGTAACTTTGAAATTGCGGGGATTGCACTTGAGCGCCTGAGCGTAGCGCGTTTACAAGATTTAGCGGCCTATCTTGCACATATGCTTGTTCTTGCAATGCACTTGCACGATTTGCTTGGTCTAGGTTAATTCCTTGCAAAGCTGCCTGTAGCTGTAAATCGTTACTACGTTGGCCTTGGGCTGTCATTTCTTTACCATAAGCATCGGAGCCTAATGTAATGCCTTGGTTTGCCAATCGTGTGCGCAATGCCTCTTCTTGCTGTGCAAGATTTGGTTGTAAGCGAGACATAATAGCTTGTTGTGCAGTTTGACCCACATCGATGCCACGACTAGGTAGCTGTGACATATCCAATTCTGGATTGGATAAAAGCCCTTTTATTTTGTCAAAGCCAGTACTTGCCGTGTCTGCATATTGGTTTGACAATTCCATTTGCCGATCTAGCGTGGCTTGGGCTTGGGGTGAAAGTGTTTGAGTTTGAGTCCACCGTCCATCAGGCGATTCTTCATAAGTCAAATTGCCATATGGCGTAATTTGATTTACTCGATTGGCTCTAGTTGTGTATCTAGCGGTTTCTAAATTGCCAGCAGCTGTTTTTTCTGCTGCTGCGCCGTAATCTGGCGCTGGCGGTGGAGAGCTACTTTTTCCCATAATATCTATCCTCTAAAAATTTGCATTCGGACTTATACATCCGATATAGAAGCAAATCACCATCAGGGATAGCCTGCGCCAGTGTTGCATCAATTATAAAGCCTAATTTTTCTAATAACAACCTTGCTTTGTCATTATTTGAATTTACAGGCGCTGTAATCCTTTTGGCTCCAATTTGGTTAAATGGGTAATCAAATATTAAACCCAAAAAACCTTTACTTGCCCAACCATCTAAACCAGCAATATGCCCAACAATGTTTGCGCCGTTCCAGTCTTCATACAAAACACCAGCCACCAAATCACCGTTTTGATTTAATTTACCAATTGCAGTTCCACGCCCTTTTAACCATGTTCCGCCAGTTTTTGCGCATACCCAAGGGCCAATTAAATCAGCATCAAAAGTAACTTCATTGCCCCATACTTTCACAGTACGCTATTTCCCTGCTGGTATAAATAGTCCATATTGGTAAATCTAACGTCAGTGCCATTGTTTTGGACTTTCATGCGTACAGCAGCAGAGTTGGCTACTGCGCCAACGGTTTGCCATGCTGTAATTGCAGTCAGGCCACCGCCCCAAGTCATCAATCCCCAAACCATAGCGCCCCAAGTCATGCCAGTAGGCGGCGTATAGCTTAATGTTCCTTGTGGTTCGCTAACATTAAAGTCTGTATTTATTCCATACAACACTGACGGATTACCAGAGCTTTGCAAATACGGGCGAACCATCGTAAAGTATTTATTGCGCGCTTTGTTGCCAAAATAACTAAATGCTGGGAGCACATCAGCTTGTATTGGCGTTGTGTTGTCTAAATTGCCAACCCATGCCTTTTTGACAGAGTTGGCATCTCCATAATACAAACCATTTGCAGAATTTAGCCATACTGTAGCGTTCCAACCAGTTAATTTAGTCCAAGCGCCTGTAATTGTGTTTTGTGCATATTGAAAGTTCATGCCATTACCAGCAGGAATGTTCAATATAAGCATATTGTTATCGGGATATTGACAAAGCTGCCATCCATAATTTGTAGGGTATGAGTTTGCAGCCTGACTAACGGAATTTTGTATTTTGTCCGTTAAAGCAACGCGCCGATCAACAGAGGCAGACAATAAACCTTTGCCCAATGGAAATACGCCTTCCATGCAATTAATGGCTAAATCACCGCCAAACTTAATGCCGCAACGCCTGCCTATTGGCCTTCCAAGTGTAAACACACCAACCAAGCGCCAATCAGAAGCACTTGAGGGGTCAGTGCCGGAATATACTGCCACCTCTCCATTGGTTGACAAAATTACAAAATGGTCATCAGAGCCGCTGCCAGCGTCAATAGTCCATGTGTAGCAGGCTTGTATTGAGCCGCCCAACCTAAAAATAGAACCTAAATCTAATTGCGATGCTGCACCACCAATAGAATTTACTGGCAAATACCACACTCGCATTGAGTTATTTTCAACAAAGAAAAGACGGTTTTTAAATAATTGCGCGTGAACTAATAATGTAGTAGTTACACCTGTAATGGCTGGTGTTGATACTCCTGTAACTGCTGTCCAAGTAGCGCCGTCCCAAAGCCTCGGCGAATCAACGCCGTTGACCATGTAAAGAAAAGAGCCGCCCGGTGTAGTGATTTGTGCGTGTTGCCACCTTGCGTTTGATAACCCTGTAACTACAGCCGCACCTACAGCGCCAGCAGTAGTTACATTGTAAAAAGATGTGCCAGCAGCCGCAAAAAGCGTAGAACCTCCACTAGTAGGCAAATACTCCACAAGTGTCTCTACCGTTGCAGGGATGCTAGTAACGTGGTCAGAGCTTCCTTTTCGTATTCCCAAATACGATGGATAAGGCCACCAATTTTCAAGGATTACCGCATCGCTAGGCGGCATATCTGCTATGCCGTCACGGTCATTTAAACCGCCTACTGGCGCTGGTATAGAAGTCGCTGATGCGTTCATTTTTAACTAGGCCAATTGCCATCCGGCAAATTCATTGTGGTAAGCAGTACAGAGCTACCAATTGGAGCAAGAGATAGCTTGGGATAGCTTTTATCTTGAGCTTTATTGCTTTCTAGCAAACTTCTAAACTCCGACAAATCAAATGATGCGTCTAGCCCTTTTGCTTGTTTCCACTGAGTTTTTAGTCCAGTAATTAGCAGGCTATCGGTAAATATAAATGTATCGCTATCAGAGCCAAAAGCAGTAAGAGCTACGCCAGCAGGTGAGTAAATCCATGCTTTAGAAACATACTCCATTGCAAACAATAACCCATTGGGAGGCGGCGGATTAATTGCGTATGTGTTTCCAACAATTCTAAATCGCTCACGAGGCCCGGCGTAAACAATGCCGGACTTAAACGATTGCCAATCTTGCGCAGACTGTGGCCCCATCAAAGGCCAGCGGTTAGTTCTGTCCCATTCGGTCTGTGGTATTTCTCTATCCCAATCTGATGGCAAGTTATATTGAACTTGTGAAAATTCCAAAGTAACAGTGCCAGACGCTGTGGCAGGCATATTCATTGTTACTTGTGTACCATTATCAACACTTATGATTTGCGCAAAAGGCTCTACACCTACGCCAGCAATGCCAAATTGTGTAGATAGGGATGATGTATCACTGATGCCTGTAATTACGCTAGAGCCAAGCGTAGTAGTGCCTGTAAGCGAATAGGCAACGGTCTGCAAGATGTACTCTTTATTCAGCCGCTGCCATTCAAACTGTTTTACAAGGTCATTACCAAGCCTATACAACAATGCAGACATTTGGCGTATCTGCTGATCAGTCGTGCCTACTACAACAGTAGGGCGATTAATTGCGAGTTCATCGCATACTTGTTGTATTAGGCTAAGTAAGTTCATGTCTCTGCGGTTTCTTTACGTTGTCTGCCGGGCTTCTTTTCGGCTTCTATTTCATTTTTACCAGCAATCATGGCGCGAAGCTCTGCCATTTCTTGGCGTAGGCGTTCATTTTCCAATGCTTGAGCCGTAGCTGCGGCGGTAGATTCTGCAACACCCAAATAAGCCTTCGCTTTTTCGCGCAATTCACGGAAACCCATGCCCATCTTTTGGCAATGTGCGTCAGTCAATCCTGCCAATTGCTCGACGGTATGGCACTCAAAATATTTAGATTCTTTTACTTGAGAACGCGTGATTTGAGGCCATTGCTCCAGCGGAGTTCCTGTAAAGCCAGAGCTTTCTCCGCGCTGAAATTCTGCCCATGCTTGCGGGTATTTTTGTTTATCTTGCTCGCTTAGTTTGCGTTCAATAATATTATTGGTATCACCGGGAATAGTGATTCGAATATGCGGGATGTCCTTAAAAATAGGACGACCTGCCTTTTCTGATTCTGATTTAAGCTCTACAGCGTCACTGTAGATTGATACAAATACATGCGATTCGAGGTGAGGATTACTCATTCTGATCTTTCGTTAGTTAATGGGAGGATAGCCCCGAAGGGCTACCCTATTCTAAGCGTTAAGCCGCCAATCCGTCATCCATCAAAGGATATTGGATTTCAAATTCTGCCAAGCCAGCAGAAGGAGTGCCAACAGCAGAAGCGCCTTTGGCAGATTTAACGCGGTCACCAGCCACAACAGCATCATCAACACTACCAGCCGTGGCGGTAGCATAGACGTTTGCATTGTCAACAAAACCAGTCAGCGCTTTACCCACTGCTTTACCGTAGATTTGATACCAACCATATTGATTAGCTACGTTTGCAGACATGGCAACAGCCACAGGGCCAATGGCATTAGCTGCCAAAAGTGCTGTAGTGTTGTCATCTTGGTTGAACGTAACCCAAGAGCCAACTTCGGTAGAAGCTACACCTTGCAAGTAAATAAACTCACCTACATAGTAGGTTGAATCTTTAGCTTGTACGCGAGTTCCCAAAGGGTGATTTAGGGTTGTGTCGGTCGACGCGATAGGTTGAAAACCTAGAGTTGGGTCTGTAACTACAAAAGTCATAATTGTTTCCTTAAATTAAGTTAAAGAGGCCGAAGCCCCTTTGATTAGTCTGCCAAAACGCCTTGGAATTGAGCGCCGGAGCATGTCAAGTTACCAGCCCAACCCATCAAGCGCACAATTGCATCTTGGTTAACCGATTGACGATCACCGCCAATTGGCACAAAGTTACGATCACGATGTGGGCGCAAGAACAAGAACTTGCTGTTAATGAAGTACATTCGGTTTGTTGGGATAGAACCACCAATACCGCCATCCAAGAACACATCGCAGTTCAAGCCTGCGCCCATGTACTTAATAGAGGTGAAGCCAGCAGCAGCGCTAGATTCAGAGGTTACACGCTGGATAGCTTGCAACGATTCCAAAAACAAGCGGTAGTAGTTGTTATCAGCCACAATCATGTCGGGACGATCTGTACCACGAACCAATTGCACAGCGACACGGTTCATGTAGCTTTGAATATTGGCAGAAGTAGCAGCAGCGCCACCATCGGTAGTAGCGTCAAAAGCAATGTTGCGCCAGAAAGCCCAAGTGCTTCGGGGGATTCCACCATAAGTACCAGAGCTAGGAGATGTGCTGATAGCAGCAGCCAAACCGGTAATGTCTTTGCCAGAGTTGCCAGTACCATCAGAATACACGCCAGCGCTGATTTGGTTCATCAATTGAGCCTCAGCAACTTGTACGCGGCCTTCAAGCATATCGATAATTTGCTCTTTACCAGCGTTTTGCAGTTGCTCTAGGCCAGAAATAGACACAGCAGCAGCATATTGCTTCAAATCAAATTGAGCGGAGCTGATTGGGCTATTTGGCGTAATATCGATTGTGTCGTAACCAGAGTACGATGAAGCATTCTGGGTAGAAGCATCGTTGTACATCAGTTCCTGCAAAATCACGTTACCGCCGCTAAACGGTTTTACGTTGCCGCGCTCTTTTAGCTTGGCAAGCAATGCATTGTTTTTAGTTACGGAGTCCGCAAGGGTTCCGCTGCGAGATTGAATTGTTGTCGAGATAATATCCGACAGATTGGCGAATGTTGCCATAGTTCAGGTTCCTTAAATTGAATTAGCCAAATTGACTTGCAATCAAAGACCGCAAATCACTTCCATTGGTTTGAATGCCGCCAGCGCTAGGACTAGAACTCTTTACCGATACCGCCGCAGTTTTTGCGCGTAGGGCTTGAGCCTCTGCCGTTGCTTTTTTCTGAGCATCTAACCGTTGCTGTTCAATCAGGGATTGCCTGATGTCTGGATTCATCCAAACAGCCTTCTCGTATGCATCTTGTAGTGATGTGGCTTTACCAGTCTCTAGTAAATCTGCCATATCACCCCGCACAGCATCGAAATGTGCGTTTCCAGCTTGAGAAAACTGCTCTAGTTCTTGACTAGCGCGGGCCTGCTCTTGCTGTTGGATACTATTATGCCACTGTTGTTGAGTTTGCCGCAATTCA